TGCCGAGTTGAACGTTTGGGCCTTCGCCCAGGTCAATCATGGAGGGCAGGACGCTTGAGCCGAGAAGCGTTTCGATGTGTGTCTCGATCGGCTTTTCCGGGGTGTCCTTCACTTCGCGGTAGATGTCATCGCGCGAGAGAAGGCACTGGATGTGCACCAGGTCGAAGACTTCGCAGACGAAGCGTCCGCGGTGGTCACGTTCGAAGACGTAGGTCTGGCTGCTGAGTACCGGTGATGCCGCGCCGAGAAGGCATTGAATGAGTGCCATGGAAGTCGTCCTTGCTTGCCTATGAAACAAAATCAGGGGGCACGGAATCGGCCCCCTGACTTCAAAGCGAGAAGCGAGAGGCTCAGTCGGTCGTGTAAAGGACCGTCAGACCGATCGAGCCGGCCACAAACGTGCCGGCCGCTGTCGCGATCTTGATGCCGATCGACCGGTCGTTGGCCGCAGGTGCGGTGCGGAACGCGGTCTTGAGCGTCGGGCGAGCCACGCCACCAGCCTGCAGCAGCGTCGATGCGGCGAAGAACTCGGCGCCCACCGTGCGGCTCTGGCTCTCGTCGCCCCAATTGCCCGACATCAGGCCAACGTCGACCGCAATCGCGGTGCCGCTGTCGAGATCGTCGCCGTCGAGGATCATGTCCACGACGCGCGCACCAGCCGGCAGGCAGGCGAGTTCGAGAATGTCGTTGAGTGCTGGGGCGGCGGTGAAGGTGTGATCGAAGCGCTGCGCAACGACGTGACCGGCGAAAGCCGGGAAAGGAACGCCTTTGACGCCCTTTGCAAATTTGCTCTGAATGACAGCCATAGGGGGCTCCTGGTCGAAGATGGAGGTTGAGGAAGCGCGGCCCGAAGGCCGCGTTTCATGCCGTCAGGGTGAACACAGCGATCAGGCTGCGTTCGGGTCCTTGGCGTAGGTGTCGAGCGAGAGGACGCCGAAGTCGGTGTTGTTGAAGCGGGTTTTCTTGATGCCCGCGATCAGGCCGCCTGCAATCACCGGCTCGTTGCCATGGTCCTGCATTTCCTCCGTCCACTGGAAGCGGAAGCCGCCCGTGGCGCCGAACGCGACGACACCGGCCTGGCGGCCGAGGAACAGTGCGCGTGCTGCGGGGAGGTTGGTGCCGGAGCCGTAGTCGGCGAAGCGGATCACGTCTTCATGCTCGTGCAGGACGACGTTCTTGATCATGCCGAGGCCACCCTTGAAGATCGGGTTGTTACGGCCTTCCGCCGTCGCAGCCGCCTTCTGGATGTCGAGCCAGCCCTGAGTGTCGGAAGTGCGCAGGTCATGGGCCTGGAACTTCGACATGACGCAGACGTAATGGCTTTCGCCATTGATCATCAGCGGCATCATCTGGGCTTGCTTCGGATCGGTGGCGGCCATCATCGAGGCCTTGACTTCGGCACGCTCGATCAGGGCGCGGCTCATCTTGTCCGAGCTATCGATCGTGGCCTTGCTGGTGGCGTCGCCGCCCCAGAGCAGGTGGTTCGTGTCCGGTGCCTGGATGGGGTTGTTGGCGTGGCCAGCCCAGGTCGTGTCTTCGATGAAGTTCTCATTGATGCCGCGGTGACCGGACAAATAGATGAACATCATCTGGTCGATGAACTTGGACCAGTAGTCGGACAGGCGATCCTTCGCCACCTTGCGGATGTTGTGGACGGTGCGCTTGCGGCTCATCTTGCCGCCAGCCGATACGCCGTGGCGCATCTGGTCGATCGAGATCTGGTCGGAGAAGAAGCGGAGGCTTTCCTCCTTGCCCTGCAGGCGCTGGTCGCCGTAGGTCGGCTTGTGGCGCAGCTGGACGGACAGGTCGAACGTGATAGAGTCGCCGGCGTCGGATTCCAGGTCGGTCAGACGCTGGATGCAGTACTCGTCGCTTTCGCCGATGAACTTGCGGTCCCAGTAGCTCTTCGCCATGGTGGCGATCATGAGCGAGCCGGACCACTTCTTCTGCGCTTTCGGGTCGCCGTAGGCGATCGTAGTGGGGGCCATAGTGCCAATCTCCAATAGCTGGACAATCAGCACTCCTGCGCAGTCACATCAGTAATTACTCGCTTTCCGGGATTGTTGCAAGACAGCCTGCGTGGTAAGTCCATGGCACTGCGCAGGACGTGCGGCCCTTTGATTTTATCAGGAGCCACACGATGGATCGTTTCGCAGTCTGTCACGAAATCACAGCGAAATGGGAAGGCGGCTGGAGCAATCACAAGGCTGATCCCGGCGGCGCGACGATGTTCGGCATCACGCAGGCCGTCTATGACGCCTGGCGCGTTTCGCGCGGCCTTTCAAAGATCTCCGTTCGCAACATCAGTCTATCCGAGGCCAAGCTGATCTATCGGCAGGAATACTGGAAGCCAACGGCTGAAAAGTTCGACCTGTTCCCGGGCGTCGATCTCGCGGTCTACGATGCGGCCGTAAACTCGGGTGTGTCTCGCGGCCTGAAATGGCTCAAGGCCGCTGCCGGTTCGAACGACCACAGCGTGACGGTCAAGCGAATTTGCCGCGCCCGACTTTCCTTCATGCAGGCGCTCAAGATCTGGAGGACCTTCGGCAAGGGCTGGGGCCGCCGGGTCGCAGACATCGAGGCCAAAGGCGTCGTGATGGCGCTGCAAGCCATGAACGCGTCGGACCGCGTCGTGAAAATCGTGACGGAAGAGAACAAGACCGAATCGGCAAAGACTGCCGAAGTGCACGACAAGGTCACGAAGGCCGCCGGTTCTGGCGCTGCGGCCGGCGGCGCATCTCCTGCCGCAGTCGATGTGTCGACATTCGACACCACGACCATTGTCGTCCTCGCAGCCGTCGTTACGGCTCTGGTCGTGGTCGCCCTTATCGCAATGGCAAAGAAGAAAGAGGCCAAGGCGCGAGAGCAGGCCTATTCCGAGGTGCTGGCATGAGCGCGGTTGCAACGATCCTGATCGGCGTTGCGGCGAAGGTCGGAGCACCAATCGTCAAGAACCTGCTGCAGGAGCATCTGGGCGGCACGGCTGGCCAGGTAGGTGGCGCCCTGATCGACGCTATCGCTGAAAAGGCAGGAGTGCCGCCGGAGCAGCTGGAATCCGTCCCACAGCCGGAGCTCGAGCGCATCGTCGCAGAGGTCGAGCAGGAGAGCCCGCAGTTGATCGAGGCGCTACTCGAGTCGCAGCGTGAGGCGAACAAGCTCATGCTCGCCGAGATGCAAAAGGATACCGGCTTCGGCTGGATGTGGCGCCCGTTCGGGATGTGGTTGCTGCTTTCGTTGATCGGCTGGTTCGCCATGGGGCGGCCCGTCGTCAACGCAATCCTCTGGGCTGTAATGCCCGGGCTGCAGATCGAGGCCGGCATCGATTGGCCGACGTTCCTCGGAATTTTCACGATCTACACCGGCCTTTACATGGGCGGAAATACGATCCTGCGCACTGTGAAGAAGTGAGGGCCGATGTCCTTCTGGGAATACGTTCTGAGCGGCAAAGCCGAGGCCGCCCTCGCGGGCATAGCCGGTTCTGCTGTCTCGGTCGCCATGGAGTGGACCGGCTTCAAATCCGGCATTCGTCGGCTGTTCGTCGGCGCTGTCACGGCTTACTTCCTTGCGCCCGTCGGGTTGCCTATCTTCAAGTGGGCCCTAGGTCATATCGATGTACCACCAGAGCAATCCGTTGGTGTCGGTGGGTTCATCCTCGGCATTGGTGGTGTGATCATTGTCGAGATCATCCTGAAGGCATTCCGGATCAAGCGTGCGGAACTCGGGAGCAACAGCAATGACAAAGCTTAAGGCCAGGCACGTCACGCAAGCCGCGAAGCCTCAAGGGCGAGTTGCGCTGGTCGCGCTTGTCGTGGTCGCGGCATGGATCATCGTCCTGCGTTTCACCTCCGGCTGAGCGTTCAGCAAAATTGGTTGCTTTAAACGAAACTCTTTGTTGACTTTCGTTCCCAATGCGTTCCATATCGTTCGTGCGGACAGCACACATCCATTGATGGCCCCTCCCCCTTCACATTCGAAGCATGCCTTTGGCGTTTGGAGCATTCCCATGTCCGCAGAAACCGTCAGCTATGCCGGCGACACTCTCCTGAAACTCACCGACGTCTGCGCCCGCACAAGCATGGGCAAGACGAGCATCTATCGGAAGATCGAGCAGGGCGCATTCCCGGCGCCGGTGCAGGTCGGGCCGAAGATGGTCCGCTGGAAGAAATCTGAGATCGATGCGTGGATCGACGGCCTGATGAAGGCGGCGGCGTGACCATGGGCAACATCCGAAGAGCAATTGCGGATTTCATCCGCTCGAGGCGCGTCGACGACAAGCGTCACCCTCGGTTTCAGGCGGGTTATTTGGCCGGGCTGTACGACGCGAGGTTGGAGGCCGAGACCACTCACGAGGACGGGATCATCAGATTGGAGAAGTGGCCGGAGGAGCATGTCCTTTGGTACCACGGAGAGATTGTTTGGCGCTCAGGGCCTGGCACAATGCCGGAGGTTGCCGCGCCTTGGGCTGTCCAGCATGTAGCGCCGCCCAAAAATTCTGGTAATCTATGGTTGGAAGTGCGGAGCAATCCCTGTGCCGGAGACCCGGCCTATGGCGGTGCCGACCCACGAGCCCTGAAATACGACACGAGTCGGGCGCTTCCTCCTCACGATCCAGATATCCCCGCGCCATCAACATACCTGGCTGCCCCGCAGTGCTGCATGTGCGGCAAGAAAAACCTGTCGACGGTAGAGGGCGACGGCGGCTCCGAGTGTGAACTTGTTGATGGCCGGTGGGTCTGCAGCGCCGAGTGCTGGGATCGGGCCGTTGAGCCAGCGCAGCATGTAACTGTGGCCGACTACGCCACGCGCCTCTTTGATCTCCACGGCTTTATGCTGCTCGAAACCTATCGCGGAAAGCACGCGGTCACGGTGCAGTTCCCAGACCTGCAAGAGGCGCAGCAGTTTCACAACACGCTCATCGAACTGTCGCAGCGCCGACCGGCTGCTGCCTTGGAGGTCCGCGACAATGGCTGAGACGATCCATCATCTAAAAACGACAGACCGCTACTTCGATGCCGTAGAAGACGGATCCAAAACATTTGAGGTTCGCCTCAACGATAGAGCATTTCAGACCGGCGATGTTCTCGTGCTTCGGCGCTATGAGGACAGTCAAATCGGGCTGCGACCAACAATCCCGTTCAGGGAAATTCGCAAGCGCGTGACGTTTGTTCTGCAGGGCGGTCAGTTTGGTATCGAGCCTCGCTACTGCGTTCTTGGCCTTGGCCCTGCAACGGAGGGCTCGGCCAATGGCTAAGCAGGTACATCGCTCCCTGAAAGATATGGCGATGGATCGCATCGACCATGCGCTCGGCAGGCCTGTCGATCCGATGGTCCAAGGCTATCGCAACCATTTCGCGACCGATGCCGGCAGTAATCTGGCGAAGGAATTCGAAGCTTCACCCTATTGGGCTCGAAACACGCACGTCGCGCCTGGCGACATGGCGTTCTATCACGTGACAGACGAGGGCCGCGCGGCGCTCAGGCGGCACCTGAGGGAGATCGGCGACAAGCATCGGCTTTACGAAGTGACCTATGAAGGGCAGACGGAGACCGTCGTTGCCGTGTCTGCGGCTAAGGCGAAGTATCGACTTTGGCTGTCGGTCTCGGATTGCTTCCAGGAGCTTACGTTCGGAAGGTTCTGCCGGGCTGCGACCGTAAGGGCTGCAGCATGAGCTATTCCGTCGAACCTCGAAATGAAGCCCGTCAGGCTTTCGCCGAAAGCGGCCTGTCCTACAGCGATCTAAATCGTGCGGACCTCGATCGGCTGCGCAAGGCCCTCGATCAGTCCTTGGAACGAGCAGGGACCATCAAAGGCTATAAAATGAGGCGAGCTATCCGCCTCGTAAATTGGCCGGATGGTTGGGCAGCGCTCACCTGCCAATCTTATTATTTCGAGAGCCGCGAGGCTGTCACCTTCAACGGGAACGGCTTTATCGGGTTTGCCGGATGGGCTGATGACGGCAACGTCGCGCCGATCTTGGAGGGGTTCAAGGATTGGGTATCCGAAACAGCCAAGCATAAGGCTGCCGAGCGCGCCTCGATGTTGGAAAGCGGGGCAGCATGAGGCCCGTTCCGCGCGTTCTCGTCGGGTGTGAGTATTCCGGCGTCGTCCGGAACGCATTCCTCCAGCTTGGGTTCGACGCTTGGTCCTGCGATCTGCTGTCTGCCGAAGATGGCAGCAATCGACACATCCGCACTGATATTCGGGAGGTTTTAAACGACGGGTGGGACCTGCTTGTGGTCACCCATCCGCCGTGCACGCGGCTCTGCCGTTCCGGCCGTCGTTGGTTGTCTGGTCCCGGCAAGTGGACGCCACCTAAATCACTGCCGAAAGGCCGGACACTCGATGACATGAAGCAGGAGTTTGAGGCTGGCGTGGATTTGTTTCTCGCCTGCTGGCGCGCGCCTATCCCGCGGGTCGCAGTTGAGAACCCTGAAATGCACGATCTTGCGCGGGACAGAATGCCGCCTGATCTTCCTGCTCCGCTCATCGTGCAGCCGCATTGGTTCGGGCACCCAGAATACAAGGGCACCGGCTGGTATCTCAGGGGCCTCAACCCTCTTCGTGAAACCGAGAAGCTTGCCGAACCGAAAAAGGGCTCCGACGAGTGGAAGGCGTGGAATCGCGTGCATCGCATGCCGCCAGGTGCGGACAGAGGCAAAGAGCGTTCACGGTTCTTCCCTGGAATGGCGCGCGCCTTGGCGGCGCAGTGGGGGACGCAGGCCATGATGGAGATGATGGGAGTGGCGGCATGAGCAAGTTTGTTTTCGACATCATCGAACTGACGACGGACCAGCCCGAGAAATACGCCGTGCTACGAGTGGATCTGGCGACGCAAGTCGCCGGCCGGCTGGAAGGCGTCGTCGTGGCGCTGTGCAAAACGCATGACGAGGCGTTGGCCTGGCAGCGGGATCTGAACGAGGGGCCCAAGGTGGCCGGGGGAGGACTGCAGTGACCGCGCGCGCCAAGGGTTTGCTGCTCGCGTTCGGCTTCTCCGCTGCCGACTGGGCTGTGCTTCTTTGGGGGCTGATTGCATGACCGAGGACGAGCAGATCGGCGAAGTACTGCGGATCTTGAAAGCGACGCGCACCACGGTTCACGTGCGCGGCACGGATCGCAATCCTGTCGTCGAGGTGAAGATCAGAGGCACAGGACAGGTTGTCGGCGGGATCGAGTTGCGCCGGCGGATTGAAAGCGCCCGCGAGGCGGGGCGGTTGTGAGGGGATCGATTGAAGCCCGTATGGCCGCGCTGGTCCAGGAAGAGTTGACCGCTTTCGCGGAATGGCTCGGCAAGGAGTGGACGCTGACGCGCGAGCTGGCCGCCAGCGATCCGGAACTGAGAGCTATGCCCCAAGGGTATTTTGAGGGGTACAACGCGGCCCTGCAAAGCGCGACGCTGGCGCTGGAATCGTACATCGAGGATCAGAAGTGATGATCGAAGTCAGTCGCACGTTTTTCTGGGACTGGAGGCCGAGTTTCAACCTTCTGCACTTCGGGTTTGACCTGTATGTGCTGGGGCTGAAAATCCGCGTTGGGCACGATGTGCCGCCATGCCGGGTGTGCCGCAAGCGCGATCGCATAATCTCGTGGCATCCTGAAAACCCGGGCGCTGCGGTTTGCCCCGAGTGTTGCGCGCATCCCGACTATCAGTACGAGCGAGGGGACCGGGATTATTTCTGCATCGAATGCGGAGAGGCCGCCCCTTACGAATGGATAGATAGCCGCCTTTGCGACGACGACTGTGGTGAAGTGTTTGTCTTTGGCCGGCAAAGCGGACAGGTTATTGGAGCGCCGCTCTCTGAGCTTTCAGGTCGGCCCGGCCACGACGGCTACGACAAATTTGTGCAGATCGCAAAATCATGGGGGTACGACTGAAATGTATGATGGCCTGGCAATTGGCGGACCGCTCGACGGCAAACGCATCACCCACGACAGCGATATCTACAAGGTCGCCGAAATGAACGAGCTGCTTCCTGCGTTCAATGTCGCTGACATGGCGCTGCAGATGGAAAAGCTCACTTGCGACGTCTTCGAATACGTCCACTTCCGGACGCCCGGCGGCGATGTCTGGATCCCGTACGCCGTCCAAGCTGGAAAGCGCTACGATCACAGGATCTGGGAACACCCGCTCGAATTCATTTTTGCCAAGATGATCAGGGGCTATAGGCCGGAAGGCTACTGAGCTTTCAGGATCTTCCTCGGCCCCACCAGCAGATCCGCTGCCGGCGGTGCATCCTTCATCAGCATGTCGGCCCAGATCTGCGCAAGCTCGATGCGGCGATCGAGATGCAGGGCCCGGTTATAGGCGCCCTCGACCTTGTCCTTCACAATGTGTGCCAGCATCAGGTCGATCACGTGCTTGTCGGCAGGGTACGCCTCATTCATCACCGAACTGAATGTCGCGCGCCAGCCATGCGGCACGTGCCGGCCGTGATAGCCAGAGCGGTTGAGCAGATACCCGATCGCGTTCTCCGACATTTGCTTGTGCGCGTGCCTAGCGTTCGGGAACGCAAGCCGCCCCCTGCCCGTCAGTGACCGCAGCATCTCGATCGCGTCGACGGCCTCGCGAGACAGCGGCACAATGTGGTCCCGGTTTTCATCTTCCTTGTGATGCAGCTTGAGCTTCATGCGCTGGGCCGGGATTTGCCAAAGCCCGTCTTTGATCGCTCGCTCGTCCCATTCGCTCCATGGCGTCGACACAAGCGTGCCAGGCCGAACGGCAGTCAGGGCAAGAATACGCAGCGCCAGCTTTGTGACTGGATGGGCCGGCGTCGTCTCCGTGGCGCGCAGGATGCCCCGGGCGCCTTCAATGTCGATGATTGCCGGCTGCCGTCCCTTCTTGAGCGGTGCCATGGCCTTCTGCACTATCGCGGCCGGATCGGTCGCAGCCCTGCCAGAGGCGATGGCATAGACAAACACGCTCGACATCCGCTGCCGGACGCGTCGCGCGGTCTCGATCGCGCCACGCTGTTCGATCAAGCGCAAAACCGGCAGGACATCGGTCGAGGTGAGATCGCGGACAACGAACGAGCCGAGGTAAGGAAACACTTCCGTCTCGAGGCTGGAAATCACGTCATCGGCGTGGCGCTCGACCCATTGCGGCTTCTGCAGTTCGAACCACTCCCGGGCGACGGCCTCGAACGATTCCGCCTTGGCCTTAACCGGCGTCAGCTTCTCGAGCTTCTTGACCGCTGCCGGATCTCGTCCGGCCTTGAGGTCGGCCTTGGCCTTTTCGCGCGCCGCCCTGGCATCGCTGAGAGACAGATCAGGATAGGAGCCGATCGATAGGAGCTTTTCTTTTTCCCGAAACCGGTATCTCATGCGCCAGAGCTTCGATCCTGTCGGCGCAACATACAGATGCAGACCGCCCGAGTCGGTGAGCTTGTAGGGCTTCTCTTGCTTCTTCGCGTTACGGATCTGGACGTCGGTGAGCATGATGGACGGTACCCGCATTTCCCGAAACGATACCCGCAATTCTACCCGCGTTTGCTGCGGAACGTGCGGGTTCATGTGGAACTGATTGGGAACATCCAAACACCGAAAGCGGTTGGATATCAAGGGCATTTGGGCAGATAAGGAACGTCTTGGGAAGGGTAGGTGGCGGACAGGGTGTCCGTCGATTTGAGGCGCTTTCATGCCTCAGAATGCTATATTTATGGCAGTCTCGATCAGTTCGATACCCGCTTTTCTACCCTCATTTTTCAGCGCTGCTATCTTGCTCATTGTCGTGGACCGCTTCGGCGTCAATCTCGTGAAACCACTGCCTGATGGATGTAATCTCGATCGAGGCACCTTCGCCGCGGATGAAGCCGCCGGCAGTCGAAACCTTCTCGTCCGGGAACGCCTCGAAGAAGGCGGTCGAGCGCGGGTTCCTACCGAGAACGATGCCGCGACCGCCCCATTGGACGAGCGTGTCGCCCGGCCAGTCGTGACGAGGCTGATACTCGTTTTCTTTCCACTGATGGTGCGAAGCTATCTTCATGGTGACCCCACCTCCCTCGTTGAGGGTGCGGGGGTGCCGATGTGCTTCAACAATTCCCGCATTTCGGTGATTGCTTCGTATGGGGCGCGATACTTGAGCGGCCACGGCTCGTTATCGTGGATGCGGTCGGCCTCCTCGATTACCTTCCGAGAGGCCTTCTCAAGCTGCCGGAAACGGCGGCGAAGTGAGACAAAAGCCAGATGCCAGTCAGGCTCGATCCCGCCGCGAGGCACAGGGATGATGACGCCGCGATGATCATCGATAAGCTTTTGAAGCTCCGCGATCTCTTCATCGGTTAGGTTCAGCGTCATGGTCTTTCGTGTGCCCGCGCCGATCTCATGATCGCCCTCGGCTGCTGCGCGCTTTTCAAACCATTCCTTGGTGATATCGAGCTTCATGTTCAGTCCTCCCAACCTTCGCGGCGTAGGTCCGTCATATTGAATTCGTCATCGTTGTAGCTGGGGGATGCCGTGCCTACCGGCAGCTGCCCGGTCGCCGGCACGGCATCCTTGCCATCGCACTCCGCTGTCCGGATCTGGTTACCGGGAGGCGTTGGCGTCTCTGAGGGCGAGCGGCGCAATTGCGCCTCTGTGTCCGCCCACGGTTCGTATCGGCAAAATTGCGGGTCAACGGCCTGGTAAAGCTGGTGATACGCTTCCATGACATCGTCGGCTATCAAGGCATCGCGGATCGCAATGACCGTCTCAGCCGACAGCGTCACCACCACATGTGTTGAGGGCGGTGGGTTCTGTGCGTCCAGGGCCGCCGCAATTGCGAGCCGGATTGTTTCGTCGGGAATTCCAGGGCGGCGTCTTGAAAGGACGCTGTCAGCCGCGTTGACCATCTCGTCGGTGATGCTCATGTAGTGATCCTCCTGGATCTTAGTTTGCGTGAATGGCCGATGCCGGTTCGTCCGGAGCGGGATTTGTGTGTGGGCTTGGCCGCTGGCCCATGGCGCAGCGCCTGCTTCCGCTGACGGCGCTTACGGCGAGTGTGGTGGCGCGGCATCAGGCCGCCGCCTTGGTCTGAAACTGATGGCGGTTGGGCAGCGCGTAGCCTTTGCCCCAGATGGTCTCGATCTCGATACCAAAGGGGCGGAGCTTCTTGCGGATCTTGCAGACGAACACATCGACAATCTTCGGCTCGATCTGATCATCAGCCCGGTCGCTGTAGAGCGCCGCCATGATCGATTCCTTTGTTGCCATTTCACGCGTCATCAGGTGCGCAAACACTCGCGCCTCGGCAGAGGTCAGTCGCCATTCAACAGGGACGGCCCAGGGCGGCGTCAAAGCGTCCTCAAGCTGGCGCACGCGCTCCTCAAGGGTAGCGACGCGGTCCCGCAGGATCGCCACAAGATCATCCATGGGCCGCCCTCCCGTCCAAAGTGATGAGCCGATAGCCCACGAACCGCTCACCCTTGACGTCCAGCCCGTGACGGCGAAGCTTGCGCCGCATTTTGCTGATGTGGCTTTCGATCGTGTTGGTGGCAGGCGGCTCGTCGCGCCAATGCCCGTATGCCGCAGCGTAGACGCTTTCCTTTGTCGCCAGCGGCCGGGTTTTCAGGTGGCAGAAGATACGAACCTCTGTCGCCTTGAGACCCCACTCGACCGGCGGGGTGAATTCAGCCGGAGCCAGCGCATCGAGCAGCTGTCGCACGCGTTCGCGCAGCATCTCGATTTCGACGCGCTGGATCTCGACCAGGTCATCCATTGCGAGGCTTCCGACGGTTCATGAAAATCACCGAGGCGTAGGCTCGCCAAAACGGCACCTTGCGCTCAACAGAGAAGCGCTCAGCCTCGGCCTCAAGTGTCTCGCCTTTGGCGCTGATCACGAGGGCGATTCGCTCGCCATCGATTTCGCCCTGGTATTCCCTCTCGAACAGCAGGCGCTCAATGGCCTTGATCATGTGTGCTGGGACCGGTGCCGCATTCGTCGCGCGGCACACGTCCAGCACTTTGCGAGCGCCGGCCGCATGCCGACGATTGACCAGCGATTTGATCGTGCTGACGGCAAGTGTCTCGCCGGGCTTGAACTTCGCCATCGGCGGCGGATTTCGAAGGATGACAATCCCGGCGCGCTCACAGACCTGCGCGATCGTCACTGCGTCTTCGTCACCAGCTGCGACCATGGCGTTGTGCAGCTGGGTCGCGGTGACCTGAATGCGGTCTCGGTTATGGCGAACAAAAGCACTGGCGCGCGTTTCATGGCTGGCAGCTTCGACGACCAGAACAGGCAGGAGATCGATGCCACCATGCGTCACTGCCCCGATTGCGGTATGCTGGCCGTCGATGACATCGAGCCGGCCATCGACGTCGACACAGACAGGCGGCTTGAATGCGGTCCAACTCCACTCTGAAACAATCTTGCGGATAAGCTTCACCGAGCGCTCAGACAGCCCGCGCTGGTAACTCTCATCGACATAGAGATCGCGCGGATGCACAAAACGCAACTGCGGCATCGCCGTCGTGATCTCGCACGGCTTCACGTCGGGAAGTCTCAGAGGCGCAATAGCGCGTCGTTCTGAATGTATGGGGAGTTCGGCATTCATTTCCGTGCCCTCTTCGATCAAAATCGGATGAGAGCATGGTTTCGTTAAACGCAACCGAAGTCAAGAGAGATTGCGTTTCCCGCCTAGCAGCCAAGGTACAAGATCGGGGAAATTGACGCCGCAAGCTTCGTTGAGGCGCTGCACGTCGTTGGAGCGGTCGCAGGTCTTTTGAAGGATCGCGCGAAACTGGAGAAATGTGAAATCGGGGCCGTGCTCGGCGACAAGGTTTCTCGTCCGGTACCGGCCGGCGCGCTCGCACTTCCGGCACTCGACGTGCACGAATTCACCCGGGAACTGGCCCAGCTTCGGAGTGTCAGCCATGGATTGCCTGCCAAATTCTAACGCCGGCAGTTACAATCGTGGCGACGATCATCAGCGAGGCCAGTACGATGGCTAATCGATCCAACGTGATTTCCTTTCGCAGCTAGGAACGTAACCAATTCTTAATCGTTCTATGGCTTGACTCTAGTGCGCCATTGGCGTATCCCTCTCGTCATGGGGACGAACCGAACTGACGAGGCGAGGGAGACAACCTATTGTTTAAGGTAATTCGACTTGAGCGCGGCGGCTCAGCGTACCCGATAACGATTGCCGAGCTTAAGAGTGCGCAGCGGGATTTGCAGCGCATACTGAGTGAGGACGAAGCAAACAAACTATTCGACTTTCTGGCCATAAACCCAGAAAGCGGAGACGTAATTCCCGAGACGGGAGGTGTCCGGAAATTGCGTTGGAAAGGTCAAGGCAAAGGAAAGAGCAAAGGCTTACGCATTTGCTATTTTTACCATGACCTGAACATGCCGCTATTTATCTTGGCAGTATATGCCAAGGGAGAGCGGCTTCGACTGTCCAAGTGGGAGGAGCAACAGATGGCGAAGATGGTTCGAGAGTTGACGGAGTCATACCGACAAAAGTGGGAGGAGACCATGATAAGGGATCAACTCGCTTGAGAGGAATGCACTATGTCCGGTTCTAAGATACTTGTAGGGCTCGAAGAGGCGCTTCAGTATGCCGGTGGAGATAGCTCTAAAGCCAGGGTTCGCGTCGTCAAAGTCCCAGACCAAGTTGATGTGAAGGCTATCAGAGATAATCTCAATATGAGCCAACGGCAGTTTGCCGCAGCCTTTGGCTTCCCGCTGGCTACCGTTCAGAACTGGGAACAGGGCCGCCGTCGTCCGGAGGGATCTGCCCGCATGCTTCTCCGCATCATTGAAGAAGCACCGGAGACCGCCGAGAAGGTCCTGAAAACTGGCTGATAGAAGTGTCCGACGAATGAAGAGCGCCTCCGGGCGCTCTTTTCGTTTGTCCATCATGAAGACGACAGATGTGCTCGAATTTTCGCACGGTACTCAGCTGCCCTTTCGAGCTTTGCCGGCTGATATAGTTCGCGCCATGCGATGCGGTAGCGAAACTTCACATCCTCTGGGATCGGCAGTTTACGGCGCTGCAGATTGTCATACTGTCGCAGCGCCTGGCGTAAGGCGCAACCGTCCGCGCGCTCGTCGCAGTCGGAAAGGCGGCAGGTGAAGCAGGGGTGTTCAGTCATATGCCGGCCGCGATTTCGATCGCGCTGGTTTTGCAGCGCTCCCACATGCGAGACATCAGGCGGTCCATGCGCGCGGCGGCAATGCGATCGGGGCTGCCGGCCGGATAGCACCAGAAACCGTTGTCGCCGAAGCGTCGGCGGTACTGGCGCCGCATCTTGTAATAGCGCCGGCGCTGGACGGCCGAGACAGCCATCCAGTGTTTGCCGCAGATCCAGTCGGAGAAACCTTCGCGATTGTGACGCGAGCGGCGGCAGAACGGGACGCTGCAGGCGAGGCGATCAGTCAACGGGTCCGTCCTTTCCGGGTCTCAGCGAGCATTGCCCGCTGCAGGTTTCGGATAATCTTGCCCTTGATCTTGAAAACGCGTCTCACGCGAGCGGATGGGCACTTGAACGAATAACCCCTGCCTGTCGCGTCGACATCATCGACCAAGCCACCAACAGGCTCCACCTCGTAGATCTTACCTCGGCCCGATGGATGAGCGCACGCAAACATCATGGCAGCTTCGAAATCCGTCGTGACATAGACCGCATCACGATCGCAGACCGCTGCCGCGCCAAAGCTCGCCGTGCTTGCGGCACCGGTCTTGCGCGGCGGGAGAACGAACTGGCCGACGGAAAGTCCGCCGTATCCGCCATGGTAGAGTGGAGCGGTCACTGGCCAACTCCCCGTCTGGCCTTGTGCTCCTCGAGCCTGGTGAGATATCGCCCCAGCGCGTAGTGGAGATCATAGACCGCCTCGGTGTCGCGCAGCGTCATCCGGATCCGCTCAACGTCGTTGCCGACGCGCATCTCCAGCGTGAGGTGATCGCTGCCGGCGTTGGAGCTGATATCGATTCGGTCGAAGTCACCGCCTACGGCTTTGTGGAATGAGATCATGCGGTCTCCTCCGGTGCGTTGATCGCGACCGCTGCCGCTTTGATCAGATCGTCGATCTGTCGAATGCGCTCGGCTGCATTGGCGGAGAACACATCATCGACGACGAGCTTGCCGCCGATCTGATGGGAGGTGAAAATCTCGTCGCGCTCTTCGGACAGCATGTCGCAGGCCTGACGGAGAAGGGATTTGAGGGTGCTGGTGCTCATACCTCGCGCCCCAGATCCCAGCCCGTGAGCATCGTCTGCTGCGCAAAACCCGCCGCATTCCGGTGTCCGCCGCCGCCGTTGGCCTTTGCGATCGCCGAGACATCCTCGCGATTAGCCTCAGACCGCAGCGACCACTGCATGAAGCCGTCGGCACGCATGAAGTAGGTCGCAGCGAACGGAGCGTCGAGGTACTTTTCGAGCATGGCGTGGCCGGCGTCGCTCGAAAACTGGTATGGAGCATTGACCGTCGGAACCGGAACGGGATGCCCGCCGACGTGCTGGAACCGCACCTCTTTGAGCAGCTTCTCGACCGTCATGCGGTTCGCGCGGAGAATGGCCTCGCCCTGCGCGACCAGGTGGTGGCCGCCTATTCGCCAGTTGCGCCACTCGTCCCAGACCGCAAAATCCATCGGGTAGCTTTGCACGGCGGCACACACAGCGCGGGTCGTGTCGCGGAAATGAAATTTCCAGAGGTCGCGGTCGCCGATATACATCAGCAGTTCCGGCAGATGGTAGTCGCCGCCCTCACAGACCAGATCCCACGTCATGGCACAGCCGGATCGGTCCATATC